TACGCGGGTGAGTCCATTTAGGAGGGTGTATGTATCACCTGAAATCCCATCTAAGGCAGCTCGGTATGGAAGAGGCTCAAGTAGGTAGAATCAACCAGTTGGTGAAAAAGTGGATCCGTTGTAACGGGAAACAGTGGGTAGTTGACCGTTTCAAAATGCTGAAGATTTGGTACGTCAATCGTTTGGCAGGCCAGGAGACTCCATTACCTTTTGTGAAAATGAAAGGTGGAATCCCGGCTGGACCCGTTCGAGCAATCTTTGGTCTTAAGAAACCAAAGAAAGTTCTAGATGCGCTTATGCTTTATACTGCGCTTAAAGAACCAAAACTTACTCGGAAACAGTGGCTGAAGTTTTATAATTCAGCGACTTTACCAGCTTTGCCAAGACTTCCTCATATACCTTTTCTTAAAGAGGCGGCTTGGGAGATTAGTCAATTGTGCCCAAGAATCTTCCCCGAGTTTCTAACTTATCGGGAGTATCCGTTTACCGGATTGAAAAAGGTTCCTGGAATTAATTGTAAATCAAAAACAAACACAATTGAAAGGTTGATTGACGATTTTCGTTGTAGTGGCATCATTGATCTCTTGGATGAGCATGCCTTCGAATATGTTGTGTCAGGGGTGTTAGATGATCTTTATATCCCCTTACAACAAAGCATAGACGATGACAATCTAGTGCATGATGAATGCATTGGAAAAATATCATGCCTTCAAGAGAGGGGTTGTAAGGCTCGGATTATTGCAAATCCTAAGCTAACTGTGCAGTTAGCAAGCCTACCTCTTGGGAAGTTTTTGTTTCAAACTCTCAAGCGGTTACCCTGGGATTGCACCCACGACCAGTCTTCAGGTGTCGCTTTTTGTAAACGGCATCGTAAGAAGAGAATGTGGTGTGTAGATTTATCGGACGCTTCGAACAGTATAGACTTGCAGATGATTTTGCGAGTTCTTCAATGGTTACCAATACCAGCTGTTCAACTGGAATGCTTCAGAGTGATAGCACGCGGAAAGTGGAGTACCTGGGCTGTCAGAGAAACGAGTAGGCAGTTAAGCCGAAAGAATGATTCTGAAACCAGAAATCCTCCGGAACCGCTTATCTTCACTAGGGGACAACCCTTAGGTGTCTTTCCGAGTTTTCCCGCCTTTGCCTTGTTGCATGGCGCGTTGTTGCGTTCGATTGAGATTCGGTACCAATTAAATGATACTTTTAGAGTCGTTGGTGATGATGTAGTAATCGCCAATGGCCTGGTCTATTGGGAATACCGCCGAATCTTAACTGCATTATCTATACCAGTGTCTGAAACAAAGACAATGGTAGGGTTGCGAGCTTCAGAATTCGTTGGAAACCTTGTATTCCCGAACTGGACTCATAGACCTAACAAGGTAGTGCATCCCTCGCGTAAGAATAAATTGTTTAGGGCGATGAGGGAGGTGGGCAGTGAAAAGGACTTAACAAGTCCAGCCCGACTTATCGGGTATGCTCACCATATCCTTTCGCAGAATAATTCTGCAGGGATACCTCTCAGCACACGAGCTGCCTTACTTCGCTTCCTGAGTACAGGATTGGAGGATGAATTTATATCCTTTATTCCTACAAAGGATAAGTCCGCCTATAATAAACTTAAATATCTTATTATTCAAAATAAGACTATTAAAGACGGTTTGGTCCTCCGCGAATCATTGAGGACTTCGGTCAAAGCTATCCAAGAATTTTGGATGAAGCATTGTCCGATGACCGACCCCCCGCCTAAGGGGGCGTTGCCGATAGGCGCAAAGATAGCA